GTGATAGATGAAATTCAAGCGTGGTTTTCAAGTAATGAGAGTAAAAATTTCCCGCCTGAAATGCTTACAGAAATATCGCAACAGAGGAAGCAAAGAAAAGCAATAATTGGCACTGCACAGGTATTTAGTAGAGTTGCAAAGCCGATTAGAGAGCAGACAGCATATGTATATTTACCTATGACATTATTCGGTTGTTTAACTATAGTGCGTAAAACAAAAAAAGAGTTTTGGGACGATGAGAAGCAGAGATTTAAACGCTACTGCGGAATTTACTTTTTTGTACATACAGAAGAAATTAGAAATGCGTTTGACACCTTTAAGAAGATAGAGAGGTACTCGAGGACTGGATTCGATCGGCCGACCTGGTTAAGTGGCCAGGAATTATCAGTATAAATACCTGGCCCGGGAGAACCTCTGGAGAGGTCTCCCGGGCCGGACTGCTGACAGCGAAAAAATACGTCGGGTCTATGTAACACCCGACGAGAGTCTCACAGATGAGACTTTTTGAACAAAAAAATATAGGCAGGAGGACCTAAATGTACGACACAGTTGTTATTAAATCACCTGAAATAGATCAGGAAACAGTCCAAAAAATAATGACATTCTGCCGACTGTATGAAGGAGTAGACATATTCACCGGCGAAATATTATATAGATTTACATCGGGCGATCTGGAAGGGTCATACGATTATAGAATAAGAATAAAGGTTGACAATACCGAATGGATTAAGGATGATAGTCCAGTACCGAAAAGAGTTGAAACGTATTGGCATATAGTCGTTGAGTGTAGTTTGCATAAGCTGATGATGAATCATAATTGTTACGGTGGCCCGGCCGATATAAAAAGATCAATAGCATATCTGGTGAGATTTTTAGAAGAAGTAATGTATGTAAAATTGCCGAATTATGAAGAATGGGAGGTAAAGCGTATAGATGTAGCTAAAATATATCATTTTAAAGATAAAAACATATGTAAAAAGATAGTTGGTAATCTAAGAAATAGCTATTATACAAGACGTAAACCACGTATATATGATACGTCCGTTATGTTTTCAGGAAGCACGACAAGCGTAAAATTATATTGGAAAGGTCCAGAATTTGAGAAACACGACTACAAACGTGTAAAAAAGTACATTATGAGAGAAGTGGACCGAAGCTGGAATCAAGACAATTGCGATTTATTGCAGCATAAGCTAGCAATGCTGCAGAAGCATTTTGACCAGGTGCTAGAAAAGGCTTATCGAATTATACGTTATGAGTGCGAAATTAAGACCAGGAAGCTAAAAGATGAGTATGGTGATACTGTTTTAGTAAAGAGTTTGAGTGATGAAAAACTTCACGAAATTGCTGAAAAAGAGCTTTATAAGATAATGAAAGAGGATGATAACATGGATATTGTGAGACGGTCAGATCTGGTGCTGGAAAGGCTTCATCAACTATACGGAACAAGTCAGGCAAATGCACTATATGCGACATGGACAAAGTTAGTGCAGTTCGGAGAAAGCCAGGCAAAAGAGACAATAAGCAGAGCGACTTTTTACAGGCATAAGAAGCTATTAATAGAAGCTGGCGTATCGTGGCTGTGTTCGGTGGTTAACCTGAAGCAGTATAGCATTGTTCCGGAGGACTTTAGTTTTACCAGCGATAGGTACGTTATGGCTGAAGTGGCCCCGGAAGTTATGGCAAAACTAGAAACGGTTGCTTAGAGTGGAATGAAAAAGGAACCTTAAGGCTCCTTGATTTTTAATTCTTCGGCCCGTTGCCGGATGAGGTACTCCAATTCTTTTGTCTGACTCCTGGCATCTTTTTCCGAGATAAGCTCAAGGAGTCGCTTGTCTCTCGCCGATAACATAATTGAAGTTTTCTTTTTTGTTGTCATGATGTTTCCTCCTTTCTGCCCGGCATTATAGCCGGGTCAGTGTATTCTTATGCGTACTTTATATTGAGAAAGATATACCAAATACCTTTGTCTATTTCTTCAATTTCATAGGCGAAGCTGGGGAATTCGTTTCGGCTTCCGTCTGCCATTGTTGAATCATTGGCTTTGAAATAGCCGTTTTCTGCTTCATCTTTTATGCACTCATACCAGTTATCAAGCCGAGGATCTTCACCCAATAGTTTGAAGAATCGGCGAAGTGCTGTTTTCCAGCTTTTGCATTCGGTTATGATGTCTGATTTCAACCAGCCGTTTTCGTCAATAACTGTAAGGGTTTCAAATTCGCCGGCTGTGCCGTTCTGTTCGAATTGCTCAAAGCTTGTAAAATCGTAACGTTTCATTTTCATGATTTTTACTCCTTTCTGTTTCCAGATTTTTAAACATCTTATGCTTATATTATATACCGAATTTTGCGGTATGTCAAGGCTTTTTTAAAAAATAGGACTATAGACCTATATAAGTAGGCAAGAGGAGTACATGAAAAATCAGGACTCATCATCCTGGAACTGTTCCCTGAGCTCAAAATCTCAAGAGGAATACCACAGCAAGGACCCGAAAGGAATTCCCCATCATGCGCTATAATGGAAAGAGTGCGAAGGGTAGTAAATGACTCATCACCCCGGTTACTGCCCCTTCGCTCGGACAAAGCAAGGCGCATGATGTGACCTTTGTCCTGCTGGACCTGCTGTCTCGACTGCGGACAAAGGTCATGGCTCAAATGCTTAAGAGACAGACCCTGGCAACGCACCAGGCCGGGTACCCGAAAATAGCTAGCCAGGTGCTAGATGCTCTTATTGGTCCGCAGATTGACGGGGACGGAAATCAAGGACCGATTAGAGCATCAGCGCAGGGCGCAGCGTCATTTTTGGGTGGCCGTAGGTGCCCAAATAAAAAAAAGAATAACCAGAAGCTAAAAAAACGTTGACAGGTCCTGATATTAATATGATAATAGTATTAAATAAAATTATGAGGTGATTTTATGGTGGACAAAGTGAAAGCAATTGTAACGTATGCCAACCCGTGGCGAATGGAGGACGAAATCAACGGTACAGTGAGAGAAGGATTGTCAGTACACTATCTAATGACTGATACCTTGAAACCTTTGGAGAATGAGGACGGAAGCATGGGATATAGGCAAGTACAGGAAAGCGTACATATCCAAAACGCTAAAAATATCGTAAAAGTACCTGGAATTTATGAAATGCAGTTCGGTTACACAGTAAGAAGGGGAAAACCCATTCTGAAGCTTCAGGAGTTGAAGTTTATATCAGAGGTGGAAGCAAATGGATAATACGGAATTGATACAGCAATTGCAAGCAAATGCACAGATGATTGAAAGCCATCTCATTAACATTGAACAAGGACTACAACTAATTATGCTTGTAGCAGTTGGGTTTTTCGTCTGGGCAGTTATTAAGGCTCTATATAAACTCTTCGGAGGTGTGTTCTTCGGGGGAGTTTAAGAGAATAAAAATTACTTAAAAGGAGTTGATCAAATGATTAATCTGGAAGGAATTGACCTGACAGCAGTGCTTGACGAAATACTCGCACTTATACCGGTGGTATTGCCGGTAGTAATCGGATTCATTGCTTTCCGCAAGGGATTCGCGTTCATCAAGCATGCGCTCAAAGGGGCTTAAACCCCGGAAAATGGAGGGGGAAACCCCTCCAAATTATTTTAATAGGAGGTTTTAACTATGAAGATAAAAATAATATCGCTAATAATAGCGATAATATTGATAATAGCAATGTATGTGCCGGTGTATGCTGAAACGGCTATACCAGACCCACCGTATGGTGCATATGATTATTGGGTAGTAACGGATAGTGACGGAGAAATAAGTTTATATACATCACCAAATCCTATTTGTGTGGATTATGATAATAAAGGTAGTATTAGGTTAGAAATTCGTAGTTATAAGAGATATAATTTATCAGGTGGTTATTGGAGTTATCTTGGGGAAACAATTAATACCATAAACGCAAGTTTTAATACTATATATGCGTCAAGTCATGATATTGCATATAAAGATGGTTCAGGGTTTTTTTTTACGCCACCCAAAGTGTCGGAATTTTGCCAGGCAGTCCGCCAGGTGAAGAACAAGGGAACTTTTGGGATGATATTGAGGACTATTTCAGCTGGTTTGATCCCGGTGCTTGGTTGTCTGATATTGGCAATCTCATTTCGGAAGGGTTGGGCGTTCTTGCAGGGCCAATTGAGACATTAGGAGAGGGCTTCAATAATTTTATTGATGGTGTAGGAGATTTCTTTGAAAATCTTATAGATTCGCTTGGAACGTGGTTTGATAATTTAGGGCAGTGGTTTGATAATCTGGTCAATGATCTGGAACAATGGTTTGAAAATATAGGGCAAGGGTTGAGCAGGATAATAGATGCACTAAATCCAACAAGTGAAAACTTTTTCCTCAAGGAAGCATTAGTACCATCTGAGGGATTTTATGAAGCATATGTAACTGATATAGAAGAAATGTTTGACGGAAGATTTACCTTTATATCAGATTTGAGGGAATTTTTAGGAAACCTTTTTGGTGCAGTTATAAATCCAGATCCGGACCCTCCAGAGTTTGAAATAAATTTACCAGGTGGGAAATGGGGGCAAGGTAGCGTAAAAATTATTGACTTCAGTTTGTTCGCACCGTACAGAGCGTTTATACTAAACTTTATCAGAGTATTACTCTGGATACCATTTTTGCTTAAATTATATAGGAGATTGCCACAACTGGTATACCAGTAAGGAGGTAAAAAGATGATAATTGAAAACATTTTAAATGGTATAAAAGTTGTAATGATGTGGCTGTATAACTTAATTCCAGCGCCAGAGCAGACAGCGGGTGCGGGATTAGGTGGAGTAGCGGAAACATTTATCGATATAATTCAGGGAGTAGCTTATGTACTCCCTGTTGGTGATATTTTAATAATGCTTGGTATATGGTATGGTATCTATACCTTTACAATTGGCTGGAAGCTAATCCAAAGAATTTGGGATGCACTACCATTCACATGA